ATGGATTTGTTGTAAGCTCAGAGTTTAAGTAATAACCCCCTCCTGCTGGCGTTGGATTGGTCGCAAGTGAGTTCCAATTTGATGGAGTTATTGAATTTCCAAGTGTAAATGGAACTTGGTCAAAAGGTTGATTTGGAGCTATCATTCCGTTAGAAGTTCAAAGGTAGTCATTCCTGTTTTAATGTCGTGAGCCATATTCAAAATCCACCCCGTTATGCCGTTAAACACAATGGGGGCAGGAGGATCGGCTAAAATCAAGTTCAATTCGTCTCTCGTTAATGGGACCTCAATGCTATAAAGATATTTGATGTGCAAAGAGGAGGTGTTGTCAACTGTAATGCCTTTAACCTTGAGGCCGTTGGATGTTCTTATTACATAATTCTTGGCTACCAAAGGATGAACCGCAGAACCCACATACATAAGGAATTTGCCGAAAAAAGGAGGCCCTGTTGTGGTGCTGAAATCATTTACATAAGAAACACTACCAGGCCATTCGTTTGCGGGGACGCTTCCCCCTGGAACTACAAAGGCTCCCCAAAGCAACTGCGGTTGAGCGGCATTAAGCGAGACATATCCCCCATAATCAACCATATAAATTGCATCTGCGTCAATTAGGTCTGTATTTGTGAAAAATCCATCTTGGGGAAAAGACAATGAGGTATTAATGCTTGCATCCCTATCTCCACAATCATCTGAAATATACCCAACTTGAGACTGCAAATATGCCCAAACGTTTGCATTCATTTGAGAATAATTGAACTTTGATATGACAAATTCCGAGTCTTTTCTTTTTGAAACAAGCCTTGCGTTGTTAATGGTTATGGTTGGAGAGGTTGTTGGAAAGAAATAAGGCTCTTGTTCTATTCGTACATATTGAGTATTCCCATCAAAATAAGGATACATACTTAAATTATATAAAGAAGATAAAGAGCTAAATATGTCTTGAAAGGAAGCATACATTGTATTCGTCCTTGTTCTATTCGCTTGGTTCGTTGTGTTTGATGGCTTAAATGCTCCACCGGAGTTCAAAAACAAATTGAAACCGCCATAAGTACCATTCATATTTTTTGACGCGGTTGTCTCAAGTTTTCTTCCCGGTATTTGATAGTAATCAACAGCCGTATAAACAAGCGTGTCAGAAGGATAACTTCTTATCGTTAGAGATACGCTTGTTTGTTGAAAAAAACGAAAACGAATCATATCCTGCCCAGAATACGTTACATCTGCATTGCCTATGACTATATAATCAACAGCCCTTGGCTGAATGCCCTGATAAAGGTCAACCTCATCAGTTGTAGGCGTGCTTTGCCATTGTATGAGATAAGCAATAGAGTTAATTACGTCATAGTCTAAAAGAGATGTTAAAGCGATGTCCTGCGTTTGATTGTTCCCATAAACATCGGTCCAAGAAACAATGGCTTTTGCCTGTGTATCTCCAGGTGGAATCGGAAGCGATCCTGTCCAATCAACAATCATCCCACAAACCTGCTCATTATACACTTCATCTGAAAAAAACGAAGAAACTATTGTCGCATCATTGTCGGTTATATAATTAAGAAAATGCTGTAAAACCTCACCTGCACGAAACATTCGGTACATACTTTGCGCAGTATTAATGGACGTACTGTATCTGCCCCCCAAAGAGTAATTTGTGTCCCTAAATGGCATAGGGTATGTTTGTATTGGAGTTAAAACCTGCCCATTAACAGTTTTTTCGCAATTAACCTCAATTTTTACGTCTTTCAAACGGCTCAACTTTCCGTATATCGTATTATCCTCAATGTTGCATTTGGCAACGCAACGATATAAATCCAAGTCTATTTCGGACAAGAATATGATTCCATCTCGGTTTATCCCACCGTTACATTGTTCTTCAATTTTAACAAGAATCTCACCGCATCCAAATCCTGATTCAAATTCCGTCTTTATGATTTCGTAAGCATTTCCATAAAACTCAACATCCGCAATGAAAGTCGTAATAAGTCCCGGAAGATCTGGGTCTCTTCGGTATTCAAACTTGGAATCCATCCAATTCATCGGCTCCTCAACTTCCGTCCCGTTGAGGTAAAACTTGAATACGGCCATTAGTTTAGTTTTTTGCTTGTGGCTCTATGCCGAATGGAGTTAGGGAAAATCGCGCTTGCAAGTTCTTTTACATTGTCAATCTTGACCCTCTTATTCTTGCCGATGGCATTTATGATTTCGGCAGACTGAAGATCAAAAGCATTTACGATGTTCTCGGCAAAAGAGTCTCCCGATTTGCCTAATCCATCTTGCTTACGCATTGAGTCGGTATATCGTTTGGCTACAAATGTTTCAAATTCGCCATCACGGATTGCCTGAAGAACCGGCCTATATTCTGCGGTTTCTCTTGCAGTCATCACCGATTCGCCACGGGATAGACGAGCAGGGATGCTATCGGATGTCCCTGTTCCTGGGCCTTGCAAATCAATGACGCCATCTTTGAATGCCGGGGGTTGTGCTGCTTGTATGGCTGCTAATTGTGCGCCTGCCGCAATGGCCGCAATCGCTCCTCCCAAAGCCCCACCGCTACGAAACCCCTGCAAAATAGCCAATGGTATATTCAGCAACGCTTCGGCAATGGCTGCTTGTTTGTCTTGTTGAAACTGCTTCTTTTTGATTTCGGCAACTTTTTGTTCGTACTGCTCCTCCGTAATCAGTTTATTGTCTAACTGTTTTTGAAGGTCATTGAGTTCGTTGTCGTTTAATGTCTTTTGAACATTATTCAGTTCACGAAACAAACCCCCTATCCCTGAAAGAGCGTTGGCATAGGTTTGGCCTTTTTCATTCAATATAGCCTTATCTCTTTCTGTATCAAGCGCGTCCATTTCCTCCTTCGTTCGTCCGTAGAGAAACGCTTCGGCTTTTAGTTTGCCGTAGTATTCCCGGATAGCCTTGATTCTGCGTTGCAGGGAATTGCCTTCATAGCCATCCAGGCCATCCTGCAATCGCTTGTAGAAATCGGCATATTCTTCGGCCTCTTCCCTCTTTTTATCGTAGAACTTCTTGTCAAGGCCTGCGATTTCAATGTTGGCTTTGGCAAAGATGGCCTCAATCTCTTTGGCTGTCTTGCCTTGAATCTCGGCCTCCTTGGCGGCAAGGTTGGCCTTTGCCATTACCAACGCTTTCTCCAACTCAAGCCTCCTATCCGTGCCTTCTTCGTGGAACTGAATCTCGGTTTGAATGGCGGCAGCGCGGTCTTCCAACTGCTGCTTTGTCAGGTCTTTGATTTCCTTGCTAAGTCTTTCAAGGGCTTCTACGCTTGGAACATAAACGCCTTCCTCCACGATGTCGGCCATTTCGGGAGTGAAGGATGAAATCATCTTCTTGGCCTTATTGAGGTCTTTGTCAAGTTTCGCAATGTCAAGGCCCATTTGCTTTGGCGTATCGGCCTTCTCAAGTCTCACCAAGTCCTTGCGAGCCTCAATAACTTTTATGAGTTGCGTGTAATAAGCCGCAGTTCCTTCGGTGGTTTTAAGCAATCTTGTTTCCTCCAAGGCAACGCGTTCTTTAGCTGCTGCAATAGCATCTAATTCTTGCTTTTCCGTTTCCTTATTTTTTATCCGTATCTCTTCCATCCTATCCAAAATCATTTGATAGGCTTTCCCTTTGACTTTAAGCTGATCCGTTCCTTCTCTTCCAAGGCCAAGTAAATGCTCGGTGTCCTTCAGTTCTTCTGCAAGACTTTCTCTCTTTTCCTCAAGTTGGTCAAGCGTTAATTTGTTGAATTGTTGCTGAGACGATGCCGCTTTTTTGTTTAGCATTTCAACGGCAATAGAATTTGCTTCTGTTGCGTCTCCTATTTTTTCATATTCACCTGATAGTGCATAAACTATGGATTGTTGCTTTATTAATTGCTGATTCAATAACTTTTCCGTGTAAAGCTGCGCAGTTATTATGTCTTTTGCCGCAGGATTAAATATCCCCTGCGCGGCAACCCCAATCCTTTCAAATATATTAAGTCTTTCATTCGTTAAAGCAAGACTCAATAAGTCTATCGTTTCAGTAAGTTCTCTCGTAAAGGTGATAACGTTTTGAAAATCCGCTTCTCCAAGAGCCAACTTGAATCTTTCCCAAGAGTTAGTTACCCTGGTTATGGATGCGTCTAAAGATCCTGATTTACCCGCAACCGCAGGGGCAAAGGTTTCCTCCAGCACATTTGCCATTTCCGGCAATATCTCAGCAGAAATGATTTTCCCGCTTTCAAGCAGTTTCGTGAACTCAAGGTTGGTGACTTGTTGAGCAGGGTGAAGGCGGTTGTATGCTTTAGTCATCAAGTCGGATGCGCCCGGCAAGGCTTCACCCAACTGCCTTCTCAATTCCTCGGCAGCAACCACGCCTTTGGAGAGCATTTGTTGCAGGGCGTAGAAGGCTCGTTGGGTTTGAAGCGAACCAGCCCCTGCTCCACGCAATGAAATCGCCACCTTGGTAAACATTCCTTCGGACTCTTTGGCCGAGAACCCGGCCATTTTTGCGGCAATCGCAAAACCCGCAAAGCCATCGCCAAGTTCTTGGAATCCTATACCAAGTTTTTGTGAAACATCGTAGAGCCTTTCAAATGCCTCTCGCCCACCGGTAACGCTGCCAAACACAAAAGCAAGTCGGTTTTGCATAAGCTCAACCTTCCTCGTTGTATCAACAACGGATGCTCCAAATTGAACTATTGACTGCACAGTAAAGGCCGCAGCCACTTTCCCGGCAATATTTTGCAGTCCTTTCTCAAAAAGCTGAACCTCTCTTTGCGTTTGACGCATAGAGTTGTTCATTTGATTTATGCTGTTGTTGGTGGTATTGACCGAGTTATTGTAGTTGTTTATGACGGTCGTGGACTGATTGAAGGCGTTATTTGTCGCACTAACGCTTGAGCCAAGGCCCGACATAGCCTTTTGTGCCGTATTGGCCGCATCGGCAAGCTCCTTGTTCTTCTTAATCATTTCCTCAAGTCTCGCCTTGAGGTCATCTACATTCGCATCATAGACAATGGATATTCTATCGGACATCTTTGTTTTGTTTAGCTTTGCGTTGCCTTTCCTCTTGGAAGTGCTTGAGCAAAGTTAAGACATCCTCAACGGATGTTTTCATATACTCCTT